GTGCTATACAAGAGATCATGGTATTGTAAAAGGCACCTATGTCTGTACGATCGATAACTATCATCATGATCCAGACTATGTTGACTGGGCAACAAGTGAAAATCCTGCCGAACACAAGTCTCATAACCTTATTGAACTTGAAAATGGACAATATGCACTCTATCCAAACAATAGATTACGTATTTTCGACAATAGTCTGACCCCTGTTGACCCCAAAATGCCCGATTTTAAGGTTTCGACACAATATTATCAAGTTGAAAATGGAAATGAACGACTTGGAATGGGTCGTGAGGATGAATATTTCTGGAAAACAGCAAAAGAACGTGAAAATGTACCCGAAGAGGGTGAAAATAAATAAAAAATAGGGATAGTAACCCCTCAAAAAGTTCTGTTTTTCCAAAACAGGAGCAAAATGGCAAATTCACCTGTCGATAGAGACGTAAGTTACATGAAAGAAGTGTGGGGAACAACAAGTTTAACGTCAGATTACTGGTCATTGCCACATAAAACAAATGATCCCGAAGAATTAGTGATTCGAGAGGTCATGCACGATCGTCCAAAACGTCATAATTTAAAAAAACAAGCAGAATTGCATCAAAATATTCGCAATGACGAGGATTATGATGATTGGGAGTATGGAACCGAACCAATTTACGGATGAAGGTATAAATAAAGTCAGAAAACTCTAGTCAAAATGGCAAATCGGAGGATATCTAGAGCATTTAAGGATATTAGTTTATCGTTTGATCCACATCCTATCACTAAAGATCTACCTGTTCTCAAAAATGAGGCAGCAATTCGTAGATCTGTGAGAAATATTGTTCAAACTATACCTACTGAAAAGTTTTTTAATCCATTATTTGGATCTGATGTAAGAGGAAGTCTCTTTGAGTTTGTTGATTTTGGTACGGCATCAGTAATCAGTGATCAGATTCAGATATCAATCGAAAACTTCGAACCAAGAGTTGATAATTTGCAGGTTGAAGTATTTCCAAGACCAGATCAAAATGAATTTGAGGTCACGGTGATCTTTGATATTATTGGACAAGAGTTTCCGACACAAGAATATTCGTTCCTATTAGAGGCAACCAGATAATATGCCTTTTACAAAATTCACAAATCTCGATTTCGATCAAATAAAAGAGTCCATCAGGAGTTATCTCCGTGCTAATTCTGACTTCTCAGGATTTGACTTTGAGGGATCTAATTTTTCAGTACTAATCGATACTCTTGCATATAACACCTATATCACTGCGTTCAATTCGAACATGGTTGTAAATGAGTCATTCTTAGACTCTGCAACCCTCCGTGAGAACGTTGTATCCCTTGCAAGGAACATTGGGTACGTACCGAAGTCAAGAACTGCTGCAAAGGCATCTGTCACCTTTACAGTGAACGTAAGGAACACGACTACACCAACATTCGTGTTAAAAAGAGGACTTGTTTGTGTTGGAAACACAAATGATACGGCATATACATTTTCAGTATTGGAAGATGTTCAGTTACCAACCACTGTAACTGATATTAATGTAAATGGAGAACCTATAACACGAAGAACGGCAACATTCGAAAATTTGGAGGTACTTGAAGGAACATATCTTGAAAAACAATTTGTGGTCGATTCTTCTTTAGATCAAAGATTTATCCTTGATAATCCATTTATTGATACTTCAACGATTAAAGTATATGTGAAGGGAGAAGGTGAATCTGGACTAGGGACAGAATATGCCTTAATCAGTAATATTAAGCAGGTAATTGGAACTTCAGAAGTTTATTTACTTCAAGAGATTCAGGACGAAAAGTATCAACTTTTATTTGGTGATGGATTAATTGGTAAAAAATTAGAAACCGGCCAAATAATTACTGTCAATTATTTGGTTACTGATGGAAAGACTGGTAATGGAGCTACAAACTTTTCTTTTTCTGGAAGAGTTGTTGATAGTGATGGTAATCCAGTTTCACCAGAAGCATTTACTGTTACTACGTTACGGTCATCTCAGAATGGATCGGATATTGAGAATATAGATTCAATAAAATATTTTGCACCAAGAATTTATTCTTCGCAAAATAGAGCAGTTACTGCACGAGACTATGAAACGATTGTAAAAACAATTTATCCTGATACCGAATCTGTGGCAATTGTTGGTGGTGAAGAATTGGACCCACCACAATTCGGTACAGTCCAGATTTCAATTAAACCAAAAAATGGTTTCCAGGTATCTGATTTTAACAAATCAAGAATATTATCAAAGTTAAAACAATATTCTATTTCTGGAATCAATCAAAAAATAGTAGATCTTAAATTACTATATGTTGAAGCAGATTCGTATGTCTACTATAATGATGCAAAAGTATCAACCCCAGGTGATTTAAAGGCAAAAATATCAAATTCACTCACGAATTATTCTAATTCAACAGATTTGAATAAATTTGGTGGTAGATTTAGATATAGTAAAATTCTTAGAACAATTGATGATACTGATAGTGCCATAACATCCAACATTACAAGAATTACTATAAGAAGGAACTTGGTAGCACTGTTGAATCAATTTGCTCAATATGAATTATGTTTTGGAAATCAGTTTCATGTTTCTGAAGATGGTAAAAATATAAAATCTACTGGATTTAGAGTTTCTGGTGAAAGTGATATTGTTTATCTGACTGATGTACCGAATGCAGATAAAAAAACTGGTATTTTGTCTATCGTTAAAAATTTACCAGATGGAACTATAAGAGTTATTGCCAAATCTGCAGGGACAGTTGATTATATAAAAGGTGAAATAAATCTTGGGACAGTAAATATAGTATCTACCGTAAAACCAAATAATGTCATAGAGATTCAGGCATTTCCAGAATCAAATGATGTTGTTGGTTTGAGAGATCTTTATCTCAATTTTGACATGTCAAAAACCAAAATAAATATGATTAAAGATGTTATTTCATCTGGAGATGAAATATCCGGAACTGTTTTCAACAGAGATTTCTACACATCAAGCTATTCTAACGGAAGTTTAATCAGAGAGTAATATGATACAGACTGGAATTGAATCTAGAGTAAAGATTCAGGATATAATTTCCAATCAATTGCCAGAGTTTGTCTTAGACGAAAGTCCAAAGACAGTAGATTTTTTAAAGCAATATTATATTTCTCAAGAATATCAAGGTGGACCTGTTGATATTGCAGAAAATTTAGATGAATATTTGAAAGTAGATAATCTTACTCCAGACGTAGTTGTAGGATTTACTACACTATCGTCTAATATTGATGCTGATGACACTACTATTACAGTATCAACTACGAAAGGATTTCCAAATCAATATGGTCTTTTAAAGATTGATAGTGAAATCATAACATATACCGGTCTCACAACAAATACATTTACTGGTTGTGTTCGTGGTTTTTCTGGTATTACCAGTTATCACGCAGATTTAAATGAAGATGAATTAGTATTCTCCACATCAACCGCAACATCTCACACCAGTGGCGTATCTATACAAAACTTAAGTTCGTTATTTTTAAAGGAATTTTATAGAAAACTTAAATCTACATATACTCCTGGATTTGAGGATAGAACTTTTGATTCTCAAATTAATGTTGGTAACTTTATTAAAGAAGCAAGATCTTTCTATGAATCAAAAGGCACCGATGATTCCTTTAGAATTTTGTTCAATGTATTGTATGGAGAGACTCCAAAAGTCATTAATCTTGAAAATTATCTGATTAAACCTTCTGATGCAGAATTCATCAGAAGAGAAATATGTGTTGCTGAAGTAATTTCTGGAGATCCAGCAAAAATAGTTGGACAAACACTAACAAAAACAACAGACAATAATACTATTGCATCAATATCTTCTGTTGAGGCATTTACTAGAAATTCAAAACAATACTTTAAAATTGGTCTATTTGTTGGATTTAGTGAAAATAGTAGCGTTCAAGGCAATTTCACAATTACTCCTAGTTCAAAGGTTTTAGAAAACGTAAATGTTGGTTCATCGGTAATATCGGTAGATTCTACAATTGGATTTGGTCAAACTGGAATCTTATATTCTGGATCAAATGTTATTACGTATTCTGATAAGAATGTTAATCAGTTTTTGGGATGTTCTGGAATAACTGATGCCATTACTGCTACAGACAATATTCACTCAGATGATACTTATTTTGCATATGAGGATGGAGATACTACAAAGAAAGTTGTTTTAAGACTTACTGGAGTTTTATCAAATTTTGTCCAAAAATCCGAAAATATTGTTGTCAGTGAAGGAGATATATTAACTGTCAAAAATATTGGTACTTTAGTCAAAAATCCAGAACAAAATAAAACATATAAAGAAATTTTTGCAAATTCTTGGATTTACAATACCAGTTCTTCAGTTAATATTGATAATATTGATGGATCTAGTGTTACTTTAAAAACTACTATAGATAGATCTCAGTTTAAAAGAGGAGACTTTGTAGAATTTATAGATGTGAAGACAAATGATGTTGTATTTCCAACAGAAACGTCACCTAAACCATACATTAATTCAAACATACCACCTAACTCAAAATCATTATCCGTAGTAAATACGACCGGTTTTCTCCCAAATTCATCTACATCTTATAAGTTAAGAAGAAAAATTAATAAAGCAAATAGTTCTTCCGTTCCATTCAAGTATGGAAATGGTAGTATTATTTCTGATGTTCAGAATGTTTACTTAGATAATAATGACTTTGCATATGTTGCATCAAATTCATTACCTTCATGGGGAAGTGGAGTTGACAATTTTTACACCCATAGAATACCTAATGTTTTAAAATCTGTTTCAATTTCCGCAACTTCTGGAAGTTTATCTGATTTAGATCCCTCAACAGGTTTATATACGTCCATTTTATTTGATAGTAATGTTCCGTTTATAAGTGGTGAAAGAATTCAATACACACCATCTGGGGCACCTCTCAATGGATTATTGGAAGGTTCTTATTATGTTAAGGTTCTGTCAGATCCTAAAAAAATAAAACTCTTTACTTCAAATTCATTTTTAGATTCCGATTCTAATGCCATTCAATTTGATTCCCCAACTACAACACTTGGTACACATAATTTTATTTTATATTCACAAAAATCAAAAACAATAAATCCACAAAAAATATTTAAAAAATTCACCTTAAATCCAAATATTACAAATGGAGTAGGAGAAGAAACTGTACCAGGATCGACAGGAATGTTGATTAATGGTGTGGAAATTTCAAACTATAAAACCTTTGATAAAATTTATTCAGGTCCACTTGAAAAGGTAACTGTTTTAAATGGTGGATCTGATTTTGATGTTATTAATCCACCAATATTAGAAGTTTCTGCAGGATTGGGAACAACTGCTTTAGTTCAACCTGTCTTAACTGGAACTATTCAA